GAAGGCTATTAACGGTGACTACACAGTCGATGTTCGTTACGGCATTATGTCTGGTATGAATCCAAACAACGCAACCGTTGCTTTGCTTCAGATGCGTAGCGATAAGCTTGTATCACGTGACTATGTACGCCGTGAACTTCCTATTGAGATCAATGTAACTCAGGAAGAACAGAAAGTTGATATTGAAGAGATGCGCGATGCACTACGTGCAGCCATTTCTCAGACTGCCCTTGCTATTCCACAGATGGTGGCACAGGGTCAAGACCCATCCAAGATTCTTAACTCATTCGCAGAAATGATTAAGGGTCGTCAAAAGGGTTTACAAATCGAATCGGTTGTAGAGAAGGCCTTTGCGCCTGAACCACAACCTGAGACCGCAGCGATGCAGCCTCAATCCCCAGTAGCAGGTATGGCTCCCGCCTCTGCCTCGCAGCCAAGTATGGAACAACCTGGCGGTGCAGCCCCTGCTGCTGGTGGACCACAAGCCCCACAAGGCAAGCCAGATATAGCATCTTTACTCGCCTCAATCGGCGGCGCGGCATAACTCAAAGGGGGTGAAAAAATGAAAAAAGGAACACACGCACCAGGAACAATGGCGAAGCCAACTGAAGGCGCGATGGGAGCTATCACTAGAGTATCTGGTGGTAAGGTCGAACAACCATTCGCTGGAGCAGCAAAGCCAGGCAAGAAGGTTAAGAAGTAAACAACTTTAGATGGGAGACCGGACGTGATGCACAACAATAACGAAGTGCCACGTCCGGTTCGCCCTACTGATGCTTTAGTAATACTGACTGAGTTCCTATACAACATTAGTCAAGTGGTAGCAACATTATTTGAATCGCTACTGGAACTATCAATTTACCATTCAAATCGTCAAACTAAGATTAATAAGATCTGGGACGATTTTGCACAAGATTTAGAAACAATTCAGGAGGATACAGATGGCGCTTGATGAAGCGACAAACCCTATGCAGGGTGTATCAGGTCCTGGTACATTCTCAAAGCGTACTGATCTTTCATATCAGTCAGATGCCTATGGCGATGGCGTTGCGTATGACGCAGCCAAGTCTGGTGCTCCGCTTGCAGAAGCACGTAAATCACCACTTCTTTCACAAGCACCACAGGTTCCAACTGCAGCAATGGGTCCAGGTGTAGGTCTTTACGATAAGACACAACGTCCAGATGAACCTATTACATCTGGTATTGATATGGGTGCAGGCCCAGGATCTGAAGCGCTTGTAATGCGCTCACCACTTGCACAGACAAAACTCTCTGACACTTTAGCTGAAATGCTTCCATATGACTCTACTGGTGAAATCGGAATCTTGTACCAGCAGGCACTTGCGCGAGGTATGTAATGGCGAATCCAAACCTAGAAGCAGCAGCAGTTCAGGCAGGATTAACTGGTAAGAAAAAAGAACAAGCAGATGGTTTATCTAAGTTACTAGATTCTCACAAAGCGCTTTTGTCATTACCTGAATCTCAGGCTAAGGCAGCGTTTGAAGCAAAGCCAGCAGATCAGCAGGCCGCTCACGCAGCAATGTTCGGCGGAGGCAAAGGCCCTGTCGGATGGCTCGGTGACGCAGCACACTATATGGGTGAGAAAGTAAAGCAGACTATTGCTTTCCCTTTCCAAGCCCTTAATGAAGTCTCTGACTTTATGACACGTGTTTACCGTACTGGTGCTATTGCTGTAGATCAAGGCGTAGACCTTGGTAAAGCATTTGCTATTGCAGACGATAACGGCAACAAGGTATTTAGCCCAGGCCGTATTCAAGATGCAAACAAGAAGTACGGCAAAGATGTAATGTCCGTAGCAATGAAGGTTGCTAGCGGAACAACTCTTTCTGAAATTATTGCTACAGGCTCTGAAGAAGAAAAGCAGATTGCTTCTATTGCTGTACAGAAGAAGGATAAAGATTACCTTCTTAATGACGCAGTAGCCGCAGCAGAAGCTGCTAAGTATTCACCAGGTCGTCAACTTGCAAACTTCATTCTTCCAGAATTTATGGAAGGTAAAGGTGCTCTTTACAAGGGCATCTCTGGTATTGGAGATGCTGGCTATCGTATCTTTGCTGACCCAACGCTTGCACTTGGCAAGGCTAAGAAAGCCTATGATGCTGGAGATTTCTTTCTATTCAGAATGCTTGGAAAAGAAAGCAACACATATGGTCGCAACCTTATGGCCGTATCTGGAGTACCAGTACAAGTAGAGCGCGTCTTTTCTAACCCTGGAACTGTTAAGTTATTTGACCAGTACGGTGAGGTATTAGGCAAGCTCAAAGCTGCTCGTGATGCTAGAAACCCAGTAGCTGGTGCTGAAGCAGTACGTCAAGCAAAGATCCTTATTCCTGAATTTAGCGATGAGGGAATAAATGTTCTTATGGATGCTGGTGTTCGTAATGCTGATACAGCAAAGAACTACCTTGCTAACCATAGCGACGTAAAGTCTATCCTTACAGGACAAGCTGCTCGTAGAACAGCACTCGTTCCTACTATGTCTCCAGGACGTCGTGTTCGTGTTGCAACTTTTACAACCGCTAACAAAGTCTTTAATATTGACAAGGTAGGACAGGCACTTGTTAAGGCTATCTATGGTGCTGAAGGTCCAGAGATGGACATTATTGGCAAGTTAACTGGCGAAGGCTCAAGAGAACGTATTGCAACTCTTGAAGCAAACGTAGGCCGTCGCAGAGGAAAAGACCTTGGTGGCGTAGTACGCTTTACAGATAACCAGATTTCTGGTCGCATTGATCGCTTTGCTCGTAAGTTCACAACTATTCCGTTCTTCGAGAACGGCTTCTTTGACGTAATGGGTAAGGGTGCTGAAGACAAGATCTATCAGTTAGCCGCTCTTGGCAACACCCGCTACCATTCTAAGATCATCCGTGAAGCATTTGCTGCAGGTGATGAAGGCCAGCGTCGTCAAATCTTTACAGGTCTTTGGGATACTATCTCAGAGATCCGTCAAGTAACACGTACCGCCGAAGGTAAGGCTTTCAGAGATCAGTTCTCTGGTAAGGGTCTTGATTACCGTTATGGCGCAGATGTTCTTATCAAGAAGCTTGGCGCAGACGGCAAGCCACTTATCGATGAACTCGGTAACGAGGTTACAGAACTACGTAACTATGCAGACTTTGATGGTCAGCAACTAGCGTTGCACGGATACCAGTTGTCTACATCTATGGCAGTGCCATCTATTATTGACCTAGACCGCCTCTCAGCGCACTCAGGTATTATTAACCGCATCGTCGGTATCTCACATAAGAAGTGGGCAGAACGCCTTACATCTAACTGGGTAGTAGCAACACTTGCTGGTCCTAAGTTCCCAGTACGTAACGCTGGCGAAGACCTTATGATCCACCTAGCAGTAGGTGATTCTCCTTGGGGAATCGTAAAGGGTCGTCTTCTTTCTACACAACTTCGTAAGTTCAAAGAAGCAGAGGCTGGCCTTACTAAAGAACAGCGTAACCTTGGACAAAAGATTGCAGATCTCAAAGAGGCTGGCAAGTTAGATGAAGTACCAGACCTTCAGAAGCAACTTCGTGAACTTGATGGCAAGAAGATTAAGTTCTATGAATCAAAGCTTGGCTTTGTTAACCGTCTTGTAGGTCGTTCAGACGTAAAAGAATTTCAGGTAAAGATTGCTGAAGCTGGCGACAACGTAAATGAAGTTCGCAAGATTATGGCTGAGGCTATGCTTCGTAACAAGCTTACCTCTCGTGCATTGTCCGATACTGACAAGAAGTATATTGGAGAGTTTGCACAGTTTGGCCGTACTCAGGAAATTCTTGACGGAGTCGGTGAAGGTTCAAAGAACACCCTTCGTGGTGGAGATTACTCAATTCAGGCTAGCAACGATGCCAAGCAGTACGGCAAGTTGCGTGCGCTTGAGTACGATGGCAAGGCATACAAGCAGTCTGGTGGGTCATTCACTGACTTCAACCCAGTAGCATCTGACCAAGCTCGCCTTGGTTGGCTTGTTAAACTTGCTCTGCACACTAACGATGAAATTGACAGCGTATTGCTCAAGCATCTTGATGACAAAGAGCGTTCAATCAATGACCTTCTTGAATACTTCAAGGAGAACCCAGGACTAGTTGAGCGTTTCCAGTCTATGCGTGGTGGCCTTGCTACCCAATACGAGCACGCAGAGCGTGCCTACCTAGATACTCTTAACACATTCTCTAAGGCTGACGGAACTCTTAACGTTGACCTATGGAAGAAGGTTCGTCACGAAGGTGCAGACGGAGAGATCCGCCTATCAAGCAAGAACCTTTCTGTAGATGATCTTCCAAAGAAGACAGACCCAACTCTTCATCCTAAGTTTATATCTGGTCCAACACTTGTACCGGTCGGTGACTCAGGCAATATGACTGCTGACCTTGTCAGCCAGTTGTGGGATTATATGGGTGAGGCTAACTCACGTTTCTCACGTGAAGCTTTGGTCTTTGACTCAATGCTTGACATTCGCAAGCAGATGGACGAGACAGGTTTAGCACAGCGTATCTACAAGGAAATGATTTCTGGCAAAGAAGGCAAGGCTTTGGAGAAAGCCCACGTCATTGCTATGCAGCACATCACTTCTATTGCAGAAGATATGGCTAAGAGCCGTGTACTTGCGTTCGTAGATAACCCAGAAGTACGTAGCCAGTTGGCTATGTCTTCACGTAACTTTGCACGTTTCTATCGTGCTACCGAAGACTTCTATCGCCGTGTTTACCGCACTGTTAAGTACAACCCAGAAGCCATTACACGTGCAAGCCTTACTTACGAAGGTATTGCACACTCAGGCTTTGTACACACAGACGTTAACACTGGTGAGCAGTACTTTGTATACCCAGGCCTTACACCTGTATACAAGGTAATGAATAAGATAATGCGTGCCTTTGGCGTGCAGGATGCTTTCAAGGCACCAATGCCTGTAGATTTCAGCGGTAACATAAAGATGCTCACACCGTCTTTGAACCCTGATTCAATCTTCCCAACCTTTGCTGGACCGTTGGCTGCTGTACCTATTAAGGTAATGGGCAACCTAGTTCCACAAGTAGCAGATCTTGAGAAGTACCTATCAGGTGCTTATGCTGAAGATCAACCGCTTATCTCTGCTGTTCTACCAGCACACTTCAATCGTTTGTATCAGGCGCTTAGCCAAGACGAACGTAACTCTCAGGCTGCGTCAGCTTCACGTAAGGCTGCCACATACCTTGAAGCTACAGGACACGGTCTTAAGCCAAGCATTGACCCAGTAACAGGAGAAGAAGTTCCGCCTTCACCAGGCGAACTTGCTGAGTTCCAGACAAAGTTACAGGCTTCTACCTTTACAGTTCTTGGTCTTCGATTCTTGTTCGGTTTTGTAGCACCAGCCTCACCATCAGTGACTATCAAGTCTGAGATGGAAGACTGGGTAAAGAACAACGGTGAAGTGAGCTACAAGTCTGTATTCAACAACTTGCGTTCTAAGTACCCAGACATCAACACTGCGGCTAAGGAATGGATTCGTCTATTCCCAGACCAGATGCCATACACAATTTCAGAGTCTGAGTCAACCGTGGTAGCGGCTGTCAACGCAGTTGGAGATGCAGCGGATTGGATTGACCAGAACGGTGACATCCTTAAGAAGTACAAGGAAGCAGGAGCGTTCCTCATTCCTAACGCTGGATCATTTGACTTCAACGCATACAAGTTGCTATTCAAGTCTGGCCTTAAGACTAATAAGACTCTGACTGACTTTGTAGCAGAAGTATCTGCTGCTAAGGACAAGCAGATCTATTATCAGAAGAAGGACGAATACGATCAACAGATGATGTACGTATCATCTACCGATCTTAAGCGTCAACTTCGTGATCAGTGGCAGACTTGGTCAGACCAGTTTAAGGCTGCTCGTCCTGCTCTTCAGGAAGAACTTAGTACTGGATCCGCCAAGGCTGTACAGCGCACACGTGCCCTAGACGACCTACGCAATATGCTCAAGGATAGTTCAGTTAAGGCAAACCCAAGTCTTCAAAAGATTCTTGGTGAGATGTTGACAACCTACGACAATTACGTATCACAGCGTGACTTGTCTACATTCTCAGGAAACGGCAATACTCAAGACTACAAGGATATGCTACGCGCTAGTACACAAACAACACTTGAGGCTCTTGCTGGAACAAACTCGAACGCTCTTGCAGCGTACAACTCTCTATTCGCACCACTATTTCGTTAAGACGGAAGGACCGTAACTTATGGCTATAACACAGCAGAGCTATCTTGATGATAGTTCCAGTGTCAAGGCTGCACGCAAAAAGCTGACGGCAGCTAAAGCGGCATTGGCTGATGCTAAGAAAGCCGAACAGGGTCTTGCTAACGTACCTAACAATAAGCAACTTGCAGCACAGATAAAGAAGCGCATTGATGATGCACAAGAAGAACTTAAATCAGTAACTGAAGAAGTAACAGCCGTTGAAACAAAGGCAAGGAATTACTTCGATAAGAACAAAGATGCTATCCTTGCTAAGGCTGCTGAAAAAGAAACGGCTGCAGAAGCCGCTGCTACAGAATCTCTTAATGCACAAATTGCTCGTATGAAAGAAGCCGGTCTTGACACTTCCGCAATAGAAAATATTGCACGAAATAAGAAGAAGAAGTCAACGCAAGAAGCTGAAGAAGAAACTAACGGCGGAGCAGGCAACGGCG